ATTTCCTTATAGTTTTCTTTATTGATAATAGAACCTGTAGCACAAAACTTAATTGATACGGCTATACGCACTATATGATGTCTTCCCATTTACGAAATTCGTTATTCCATTTATCGTTAATAGTTCCCCATAAATCCCTAGCAAGACGGGCAGTTTGTTTAACGACGGATATTAACTTTAAACCTAATGTGAGCATTAGATTTTAACCATTATAAGCTACAACAGCACCACTCGCAAGGGTAAACCCAGTCCATCTACCAAATATTGTCATCCCCTGAGGAAATGTATTAGATGAATCTATTGCATCACCACTACCACCGCTTGTGCCAATAAAACTTGATGATTCTGGTGTAAGTACTGTAAAAGTTGAATCTTCTAAGAATTGGATGGCAACCATAGTTCCCGATACAGCGGATGTCCCATCTTCAAATACTGATCCCGTTTGTCCAAGTCCTATACTTCCTGCTTCACCGCTTGAATATTTATGTATTCCCATAGCTAGTCCTTTATCTTAATTTTAATTTTTTTGGGGAAAATCTTATCATAGTTGTCTTGCCACTTCTTATTGGTAACAGAACTTCTTCTCGTATCCCCTTTCCCAGAACCAGTTAAGTCGCCTTTTTTCTTTATCATGGTAGAAGGGGTGGCGGTTAAACCACCCCATTCTTTATAGTTTAGGGATTAACCAAATTTACACCACGAATATCACCTGATTCATCAAGTAACTTCATACCATAAATTATATCAGCAACCACTTTTGTACCTAAGTAAGATACATCGTACTCTGCTTGGATTCTTACACCCTGTTGGATACCTATAACACAGGCTTCCTTCGGATAGCAAGCACCAACAATAGTACCATCAGTAGCTGATGTGGAGACTGCACGAGAATAAAATACATCCATGCCATAAATCATACCAACAGCACCTGTTTTTAACTCAGCACCAGTTCCACCAACAGCATCTGCACGAACAAAATATTGTCCAACACCGCTTGAAGGATTCATGATGTCAGCCATGAGAGCTGAATTAACAACCAATGAACAGTCATTAGGGTCTAGGTCGTTACCATACAGGTTAGACAACAGCGTCTCAAGGTCATCTGCTCCAAATGTATTATCAGTAGCAAGGTCTTGTCCAGTTTGAAAACCATCAAGTTCTGCCCACATATCAGTTTCTACTTGACGAGCAATACTTTCACCCATCATTTTAGCATACTTACTTGTTAGGTCTGAACTTGCTTGGATTGTAGCAAAGTCTTCAAACAATTCAGGTACAGCGTAATGCTTGTCGATTGTTAGTGGTACACTACCAGCAGTTGCAGCTGTACTAAAATCAATTACAGCAGATTCAGCTTTCGCTACTGCAGCTTTAAGTGCAATCTTTGGTACATGAACTGTGTCACCAGCCCCTTTTACTAAAGCGGAATAATCTTCAACTGAACTTGCTAATTTGTTAGCACGAGTAAAGAATTTGTAGATTGGGTCTGCCCATAGTTCTGGAATGAAATTCGCTCCAGTTGTTTTATCTAAAAAAGCCATTTATAAACTCCTATCGTTTATACGAATCCACGATAGCCGACCAATTATTTCGTAAGTCATCAGAGTCCATCGTAGTCCAATCTCCCGTAGGCTTTGTTGGGATTGCTCCTGCTCCGCTTGGGGGGTTGGGCTTAAGTGATAGTTCTTCAACAACATTCAATAAATCGTCAGTATCAAGATTCTTAAATTTTTCTTGTTTTGCTTCGGGAAGTTTACTCAAGGCATCATCTCGTAGTTTTTTATCCATTGCAACCCACTTTTCCTTAAAAGGTCTATAGGATTCAACTTCTTTTTCAAGAGTGACGTTTAATTCTTGCCACTTCTCTTCTTCTGCGAGTTTAACCTTCTTCGAGTCTTCCTCTTGCGATTCATAAGATTTAATTTTATCACGAAGTTCTTTAACTTCAGCAATCTTTTCATTAAATCTATATCTTGGAATATCATTTGGTTCGGGTTTTGTCCCTTCTTGAATTTTTACGTCTTCAACGACTTCTTGTCCTTCTGACATTTTAAACCTCTTTAGTGAGTATGATTACAAGGATTTATTCCTTGCATTAAATACAAGCCTAATGTAAGTTAAGAACATACTATAATGCAAGAACAAAATTACGAATTTAAAAGAAAGTGGTTTAAGTATCTTGACTACACACCACATGATGGACAATTAGCACTTCACTACCCGAAAAAGAAGGATGCTCGATTCCATGTGATTGTATGTGGTCGTAGATTCGGTAAAACCTGGGCTTCTGCAATGGAAGCTACTTATGTTGCATCTCAACCTAATAAACGTATTTGGGTTGTAGGTATGTCCTATAGAAAGGCTCGATTAATCTTTAGAGAAATATGGCAACGTATGGTTGTTGGACATCCTGAAGATATTGTTAGGTCGTCTGAAAAGGATATGTATATTAAATTTAAGTGGGGTACTACAGTTGAAGGAATGTCAGCAGATAATCCTGATTCGCTTGTAGGGGAAGGTTTAGACTTATTAGTGATTGATGAAGTTGCCAAGATGAATAAGAAGATTTGGGATATGTACCTATCCCCGACTGTTGCGGGTAGAAAAGGGAAAGTTATCTTTATTACAACCCCTGAAGGAAGAAATTGGATATACGACTTGTATAAACTCGGACATGACGATCCTGTTTGGAATAGTTATACATCGCCAAGTTGGATGAATCAACACGAGTTTCCATTAGGCATTAAAGACCCTGCACTCATAGAAAGACGTAGAAATATGTCAAGTGCATTGTTTGGTCAAGAATTTGGGGCAGAGTTTTCTGTCTTTGAAGGAAAGGTATGGGATTTTAATCGTGAAGTGGATACAGGAGATTTTCCTTACGACCCAAACCTACCTACTTATTGCTCTATTGATTTTGGGTATCGAATGCCAGCTGTGGTATTTGTGCAGACTCAACTCATCGATGGGCAAGAACATATACGAGTCTTTGATACGATTTTACATAAGAAAGACATTAAAACTGAAGATTTAATTAAGATGATTAAAACAAAGGGTTACCCTATCATGTCGTATTATGGTGACCCAGCAGGTAGTGCGGTACAGGGACAATCAGGTGCTGGTGATATGGAAATATTCCGTAGAAGTGGTATCCGAATTATATCGGCAAAGGATAGGGAGAGTCGCAATATTGTTGCGAGTGTCGCCTACACAAGGGGATTCTTTGCAAGTGCAGACGGACAACGTAGAGTACACGTTGATTCAAAGTGCATTGATATGATTACAGATTTTGAAGAATACCGCTATCCCGAGTCAGAAGATGGCAGACCTCTGAAAGAGGAACCAATTAAAGATGGGTATCATGATCATGGTAATGATGCCTTTAGATATTTCATAACAAATAGATTCCCTATGAAGAATAGGGTCATGAAGAGGATACAAAGATGATACACGATGTGATTAGAGATAAACTGATTGAATCAAAACTAATAACAGCACAGGGAAGACGAAACGAGATACGAAAGTATTTAGATTACTATTCTGGCACATCAACAGACCAATATATAAATAAATTCTTTGATGGAGATGCTTTTTCAGAGATTCCACCATCTCTAACTAACTTTACAAGAAAGTTCATCAATAAGATTAGTAGAATCTACACACTTGGTGCTAATAGAACTACAGGTAGTACAACTGATGTGTACAACAAAATAACAGCATTTAAAGATGTTAGGATGAAGCACGTTGAACGTATGACTCGTTTAGTGGGTACAGTCGCTAATCGAGTTTACTGGGAGAATGATAAATTCGAGTATAGACCGATATACTACTTTGAATCGTACTTTGGAGAAAATCCTTTTAAACCTGAAGCTATTATTTACCCCCTACTTAACCAATCTGCCGATTTATCTAATTCAACAGGATTACAATGGGCATACTGGGATTCAAGTATCTATGCCGTTCTTGATAATGATGGTGCAATACTACAAGAAACAGAGAATCCTTTAGGTATCTTGCCATTTGTTTTCACGCATCGTGAAGACCAGATTGATTCATTCTTTGTTGAAGGTGCAGCAGATATTATTAATTGTAATGAACAAGTCAATATTGGTCTAACGGAAATGAATCTTGGATTGAGATTTAATATGTTTGGACAACCTTGGGTTAAGGGATTAAGAGCAGACCAAGAAACGATTAGAGCAGGTTCTAATACTATCCTTGATATGGGTGATGAAGGAGAATATAACGTTACAAGTCCTAATGGGAATATTGCAGATGCAATAAATAACATTAAATTCCAAATTGAACTTGTTGCTTCTAATAATCACTTATGGATTCAATGGGCAGAGTCTGGCGGTGAAGTCCCATCGGGTATCTCTTTAATGATTAAAGATTTGGAAAGAAAAGAAGATTACTTTGACGATATTGCGATGTGGAGACTATATGAAAAGGATTTTTATGATGTTGAACGTGTAATTGCCGAGTATAACGGGATTCCACTGTCTGAAGAGTTTGGTGTTGATTTTGAAGAAGTCGAATATCCAACAACAGTTCAAGACCAAATACTGAAAGACCAGTTTGACCTTGAGCAGAACTTAATTACTCGTGCCAAGATTATGGTTCGTAATAATAAAGATTTAACAATTAACCAAGCACAGGAAGTTATCGATGAAAACCGAAAAACAAACGAAAGCGAATCACAACAGTCAATCTTTGCTCAATTCCGTCAAGAGCCTAGACAAGCTGAATGATATTGATATCGAATTAAGCGGTGACATCCAAGAAATTATTAATGATCCGATTGCTTGGGCTGAGAAACAAGTAGAAAAGTTTATTCTTGAGAATCAAGATAAGTATTTAGAATCAAAACAACTTGGGGAGGGTTTTTGGAATGAAATTAGAGATGACGGTTAATTTCGACTTTGGAAAACTTGCTGACAATCTGGATAATCTATTGGGAAATTATGCCCATAGGGTTTCAGTATCTTCAGCGGATAGGGCTAAGGAAGCTATTGATAGTGGCAAATTTGAACCATTAGCTGAATCAACAAGAGAGATTAGGGTAAAGGGGACAAAGCACCGACCTAAAACAAATTCTTTTAAGCCCTTGGTTCATACAGGTGCGTTCCGAGATAGTATCAAAGGGACAAAAGATGGCGTTGAAATGCTATCGTATGGTGCAAAGCACATCAAAGCACATAAAACGCCACCTAATTCAATGATACCCAATGCCCATGTCCCCGCGAGAAACTTTTTATCAGTCGCTATGAAACTTGCCAGTAAGGATACTTCTAAACTGACGAAAAACTTAATTAAGGCAATGCGTAACGCAATGCACTTATCAACCCCAATTAAATCGAGGTAATCATGCCCGAACAGGAGAAGTTAGATGACAAAGATAGAGAAATATTATTATGGGTTGCTCTCGGACTCTCTTACGACGTTAGAATCTTCGCAGAAAGATTTGGACAAGAAATTGGAAGACTTAATGCAAGTGGTGTTAGCCAACAATCAATTATTGGCACACTTAATGACGATCTTAGGCGAAACGGAAGAATCTTCGGAGAACTTAGGAACGCAATTAAGCGAGGAATTATTGGAGGCATTAATCAAGCATTCCGCAGAACTGGAGATATGGGGCAAAAGCTAAGATGGATTACTGTGTCTAAGAATATATGTCCTGATTGTGAATCGAGAGCAGGTGAAGTTGATAGCTGGGAAGGATGGCAAGCCAAAGGTATGCCAGGTTCAGGTTGGAGTGTGTGTAAAGAGTATTGTTACTGCCAACTCATCCCAGATGACATAGAGATAAATACCACAATAGCCATATGAAGCGATTTAAGGTAGTGTCATGGCTGTGTATTGATTGTATCCATACTTGGTTCACCCTCACCGCTTTGGATGACGCTACGGCTGAATTAGAGCCTTGTCCACGTTGTAGTTCTTTTAATACTAAACAAGCAATTCCTGAAGTTGATTAATTATTTGTTTTTAGAATGCCATATTGTTAATTTAAGATTTGGCACTATATAGTTTTTTTATATATGTATTATATATGGTATTGGTTTGTCAAATCTGACAAATGCATTTGTCAAGTACGTCAAATGGAAGGAAGTGCCTTTAAACAGCGTTTTTTCCTTAAAAACAACCACCAGTGCCGTTTCTTCCCATTTTCTCTTTTGACAAATGGATAGAAACACCTTTAAAGGGCATTTTCCTTTAAATCTGCTTCCATTTTCTCTAATTTAGCCATCCACTCTCTCCGTTGCTTGTTTGAGTGGCGACCTCGCCCTAAAAGTATTAATCCAACCTTATGGGCACGATTCCTTATATCTAAGGCTATTTTACGTTTCTTTTTGGTCTTTTCCTGTTGAGCCTTTGATACAACACCTACTTTTTCTTTATAAACGTGTTCAAAATCTTTCACAGATGTCTGCGGCACATCAGGTCTTTGTGGAAAGACTTCAAATTCAGCTTCTTGGTACTCAATTTCAGCAGGAATCTCTTTTCCTTCAGGTGAATCAAGGAATTTCTCAAAAGGAGACTGTGTATTTGCAATTTCCACTCTTTTAATAAGTTTGCCAGAGTGTTCAAGGATTAAACGACCAGCTTGAACGTTTCCACCTTCTGCTTCTCGAATCATCGCATTTAAAACAACAGGCAACCGACTGCCAAATGTAATCATATACTTTTGATAGAGAACTTCAACAAATTCAGGGTCTTTTAGCCATCGATGTATAGTTGCTCGTGTAACTCCGACTTTATCACCGATAACTTGATTTGATTGCCCCATTTCATCGACCATTATTTCAATAGCTTGCATCTTTTGAGATGTCCAATGTGCAGGTAGATTGACCATATACTTTTCCTTAATTTTCCCTAAAGTTAAAACTTTAAACCGATTAATACAAGAACTCTCTCGAACATCGGAGATGTGAGTACTCAAAACGCACCTAAATCCAACTAAGTCTCTTATCCTACTATAGAGAACAAAGGCATCTATTAATTAAATAATTAAACTTAAATATGGTTTTATTTTTTTTTAAAATAGCAACAGACTTAACTATACACCATTTTATGAGTAATGACGTTTAACCACCCTAACCAGATAAGCATACCCCTTGCCCCCTATTGCAAGTGAATCACATGAAATTAATCTTTTCATGCTGCGGCAATGGGTGGTTGGATAGGATGCACCATTAAAGTCCATGGTGGATTCGCGGAACACTTACTTGAATCGCTACATTTTATTGTATTAATAGCATTGTAAAATAAATTAAATAACCTATTGACAAATAAAAAAACCTACCTAAATTCTATCGTATCAAATGATACATAAACAAACAAAAAAGGGAAACAAAATGAAACAAACAATAATAAATAGCTTTATTGATAAATCAGTTAAAGCACCAAGTTATGAGCCAAATGAACTGACAAGGAAAAACTTTGGCGATTGGATAACTGCCAACCCTCTCGGCACATACAAAGAATGGAAAAAATATCTTGAACTATTAGTTGAAGGGGGTGAGTGATATGAAACAAACCAAAGAACAATTTAAAAAGGATTTTGAGAGTCTGAATTGTTACTATCTTGAAATAAATAACGAAGTTTACTACTTCAATTTAAAAACGGATACAATGCAAATAGGTGGCGTAACCAATGCGGGCTTTTATCCTACGTATGAAATTGAAATTGATTATAATTTTAGCTTAGGCGAAAATTTACTTGACCTAGTCGAATCCTTCAAAGCAACAGAGGTGAAATCATGAAACTAAAAACAACTAAAAAACAAATAAAAGAAAGTGCGTATCAACTGTATGCAGCGGGGTATTGTGAGCTCGATAGATTGCTTGCGTATCAATCGCCATTTGCTTATTCGAGTGGTGTTTATGGCTGGTCTTGCGATTATTACAATTTGGACGGGGTCATTATTTCAACGGGTTATTCACCGATAGGCGAAAGCATTGCGTATGATCTGCAAAAAAAATACAATAATCTGGCGAAGAAAGCTCACAGCAGGGACGAAATGGGCGAACTATTGCAGGATTTTTTAAATGAAATAACTAAAAAAAAGGTAAAAAATGAAACACACAAAAATGAACATTGAAATATTAAGGAACCAAACAAGCTGGGATTTAAAACAAATGATCAAAGCGTTGTCCCTTCCAATTTCCAGTTTTTTAAATACAGAAGAAGACGATATAAGGCTAAAAAACGCTAAAAAGGTATTAAGGGAGCGTAAAGGCAAATAATAAAATAAAGAAACCAATCTAGCCCGCTTTTTAGCGGGCTTTTTTGGTATTTGGACACGAGTAAAATAATTAAACAGGGGTAAATTTAGCCATAACAGAGAGAAAAACCTTCGAAGTATACTTGCTATAGATTCCAGTTAAAGCATCGATATGAGCGAAATTAGGCACGTTAAAAACAATTCATAGTCAATAGTTTAACCAGTGAATAAAATGCTCTATTGAGATTGGTTCTCAATAAGGAAATTTGACTAATGAGAATAATTCTCAATAAGGATTTGAAAATGTGCCATCATATTATAAATGGGCTGTGATATTTTGTGTTATATTTTGGGTTATATATTTGGTGTTATATTTTTGGGTTTATATTTTCAGTTATATATTGCAAGGTATATTTTGAAAAATATAAATCTCTTGAGTGAAAATAAATTGAAAAAAGACTTGACACGTATTATAATTGGTTATAATATAAGCCAAGATTAATGAACAAAAAACAAAGGAAATAAAATGAAAACAACATTATTATATGGTTGTAAAATTGGAGAACCATCATATATGAAAGAAGTTTTATATGAGTGTGATGGGTATGTGAATAGCGGTAAACTTATGAGTAAAGGCGAAAAATGGGCGAAAATAAACAATTACGATAGATTGGAGATTAGGGTAATTGAATTAGGAAAACCCGATTTTGGCATAACAGTAGAAATATAACTTGACATTACAAAAAACAAAGGATAAATAAAATGAACATACATAGAATAATAAACTACAAAGCTAACAACAAACAGTTAAACTGGGATTTTAAAACAAACAACTTCACTGAAAATGTCAATGATGCAGCTATGAAATACGGTCTTGACCTGCGACTTATGGAGAAAAAACAAATGACTTTAAACGGCGGGTCTTATTATTGTCATGATTGCAGTCATGACCGACATAAAGCCGTAAATCATTATATTGACCAGTCTTTTAATGAGTTTAAAATAAAATATCAAACCACGTTTAATAGATTGAAGAGCATATAATGAATTACCTAATAACAGCCATAATATTAACACTATTTTACATGATGGCGTTGAACTTTATCGTATGTTGTCTTGCAATGTCTGGAATTAAGATGAAAGACACAATAAATAAAACATGGTTATAAATAGCGTTATATATTTGATGTTATATTTTGGGTTATATATTTCACTTGACTTTTATAAATATAGTCTAATTAAAGTTTTATAAATTATAATAAAGTTCTTGACTTTATAAATAAATGAATAATGAAAATAAATTAATAAATAACTTGATTGGCATTATAATTATGCCTAAAGTCTGTCACGTTAAATGAACAATAAACAAAGGAAATAAAATGAAACAAGTAGATAAATATAAATTAGAAGCAGTTAATCACGATGGATCCGAGAGTGTGATTGTGTGGACTTCGGATGACCGAGATTATTTAATGGAATTAGCCGAGACCATGAGTGCCGATGAAATCATGAACGAGTTTAATGAATCACCTACAATGCTAAACGGTGATACTTTAGACTTATATGTGGATTGTAATGACGATGATAGCACGAGAGATATAGATTGGGTTGGGCAATTTATAATGACAGATACAGGAGTTATAAAATGAACACAATTAAATCATATAATGAACAGATAAGGGATTTAGATGCTAAAGTCAAAGCTACATCCGAGAAAGAGAAACGAGCAACCTATGTTCATGCATTTGGCGAAGAATACGATGCACCAGGTAGAAAGCAACATCCATTGCCCTTGGATTTAGCTTATAAAGTGGCTTTACATTCACTTGCAAAAAAGGAGTTATAAAATGATAAACTATATTCTTAATCCGTATTTTTTGGTCAATGTATTGTGGATGATAACATTAATAATAGCAGTAATAATAAGGAGAACAAAATGAGTAAAGTATGTGAGTATTATACAAGACGGCAACAAGGTAGTGAGTGGGTTATATGTTGTCGTGAGACAGGTGATTATATTGACACGTTCAATTCAAAAGAAGAAGCTGAAAATATGCTTCTCGTTTATGAAGATGGCGATAAGATAGAAGATATTTATGAGCCTAATTTTTATGAAATTCGACAAAGTAAAGGATAAAAAATGAAAAAAACAGACGTAAACCATTGTGCCAATTACTCCAACGGAAAATGCGATGGAATTATGATTGGCAAGCACCTTGAACAATGGATTGACAAAGACCTTGAAAATAAACCTTGCAAGATTAAATCGGGCAAAGAGTGTGAGTATTTTAATAAAATAGTGATAAATGGGATAAAACACTTGATTTAGTTATATATTTGGTGTTATATTTCGAAAAAGGAGTTATAAATGGATATTATATTTATTGTAATGTTAGTTATTGTATCAATTCAAGCAATTCAAACGAAGAAAGACCTTGAAAACGAAAAGAAAAAGGCGGATTGGTGGAAAGACCGCTATTTAAAAGGGGTTAATAATGGATGAGAATCTCTATTCGGCTTGTTGCGGTGCATCTTCTTCCTGCGAATTAGAAGACGTTGAAGGTGAATTAATCGGGATGTGTGCAGAGTGTAAGGAGTGGACTCATTTCATGGACGATGATGAATACATGGATTGGGAAGATGAACTAGAGTATATTCGTGAGCATTTATGAACCACTCATTTTCCACAGATATTGCCGATAAGATTGGACTTAATAATGCTATTATAATTCAGCATATATATTATTGGCATCAAAAAAACGAAGCTAATAATAAGCATTACATTGATGGTCATTATTGGACTTATAATTCTGTTAAGGGATTTTCGGTTATATTTAGCTACCTATCAGACAGCCAAATTCGACGTTCGTTGAAAGGATTGGAAGCTGATGGTTATATTATTACGGCTAACCACAATAAGCAAGGGTATGATCGTACTTTATGGTATGCTTTGACCGAAAAAGCCCTTTTAATTCTATCTCCTTCCATTTGTCAAAATGAACAAATGGATTTGTCAAAAACGACAAATGGATTTGTCAAATCTGACAAACCTATACCAGATAGTAATACAAATATAAAAACAAATAAAGCTAATGCCTATAATCCCAATATTAATAATCAACAATTGGCATTCCTAAAAAGAATTGTTTCAGATTTCTACCAAACAAAACACAAACAATACCCAAATCATATAAAAAAAGATTGGCACACGGATTCAAGCCTCACAAGTGGTTCAGTTAATACCTTGTATCAGTTGATTATAATCGACGAATGGAAAGAGACAGACGTTAGGGATGTTATAAAATGGGCTACAACAGATGAATTTTGGCAATCGAATTTATTAAGTTTGAAAACATTACGGAATAAATCTAAAAATGGTATGTCTAAATTTGCTAATTTGCACTTAAAGTTCAAGAAGTGATACCAGCATACCAATAAACAATAAAAGTGGCGTTAAGACACCAATTATAAACAACAGGAGATACTATGGGAACAATATACACAGCAGTCAATGAAGAAACGATGGTGGGATACGAATTAGGCAAAGGTGGTTGGGTTGAATTAGAAAATGCCTTCGCATCGGAGACAGTAAGATGACATTCGAGGAGCAAGGAATATACGTGCGAGGGACAAGTGGACAGGAAAAAGTGAAGTGTCCGCAATGTTCCCACCAAAGAAAAAAAGGTTCAGACCCATGTCTTTCGGTTAATATTGATGATGGAATTTGGAAATGCCATCATTGTGGATGGAAAGGTGGATTAAAAGATAAGAAGCGAGATACATACGTTCCCACACCAATCGTGAAACCCGAAGAACCTAAGACCGACCTACCCGACAGCGTAGTTGAGTGGTTCACTGGTCGTGGAATATCCTTGAACACTATTATATCCGAAGGTATAGGTTATAATAATCGGTGGATACAATTTCCATTTTATAAAAATGGTGAAGTCGTTAATATCAAATCTCGTACAGCAGATAAAAAATTCCGACAGGAAAAGAATGCTGAAAAATGTTTCTATCGGTTTGATCACATGAGAGGCATGGAGACGATTATAATCACAGAAGGCGAGATGGATGCCTTATCTCTTGTTGAATGTGGTTATAGTAACGTAGTGAGTTGTCCTGATGGTGCAATCGCTCCTAATTCCGTTGCTACGGACAGGAAATTCAGTTACTTACTATCTGCCGAAGAAGAATTAATGGGTGCTACCACAGTCATACTCGCTATGGATGATGACCCAAGTGGTCATGCTATGCGAGACGAACTTTCCCGTAGGATTGGGAGAGAGAAGTGTTATAGAGTTACATACCCTGAAGGCTGTAAAGACATGAATGATGTCTTAATGGAACATGGGCAAGACAAGGTGATTGATGTGATAACTGAAGCCTATCCTTATCCGATTGATGGCGTTGTAACCATTGGAGACGTAACGGAAGATGCCATTGATTTATTGCTAAAGCCCGACCACAATGGATTAAGTACAGGATGGACTGGATTAGACAATTTCTACCGAGTCTCTAAAGGTGAACTTACAATCGTAACAGGTGTTCCCAATATGGGAAAGTCTGAATGGATGGATGCCCTAATGATTAATATGATTCAAGACCATTCATGGAAATTTGGCATATTTTCAGCAGAGAATTTCCCCGTTAAACATCATCTTTTAAAGCTGGTTGGGAAGTTCAGCGGCAGAGCCTTTTGGGGCGATGAGAAACTCGATGAACAGACAGCCCGAAACACTATGGCTGTGCTTGATGAATACATTAAGTTCATTGGTACACAAGAAGACAATGTAACAATCGAGAGCATACTGGAACAAGCGAAGATACTTAATTTTCGTTACGGATTGAATGGACTTATCATTGATCCATGGAATACACTCGAACATAAATTCAGACAGAGTGAGAATGAGACGAATTATATATCTCGTGTTTTATCGACCATTGTAGCATTTGCGAAATTACATGAGATTCATATATGGGTTGTAGCACACCCAAGAAAGATGGAAATGGATAATAATCGTAAGCCAGTAGTTCCTGGTGCTTATGATATTTCAGGTAGTTCTAATTTCTTCAACCGAGCGGATAATATTATATCTGTACACCGACATAAGGATGAAGATGACGATTATGTTGGGATTCACGTAAGTAAAATAAGATTCCAATATAAAAATGGAAGACCAGGAATAGGCAAACTTAATTATGATATTAAAAATGGGAAATACTATGAATACGAACAAAGAGATGCAGAAATATTATTTGGATAAGTTAGATAAGGTGGAATGTACAACAAATCACGACTATCATATTCGCAAGATGCGAGAACGATTCTATGAAGAGTTTGACGAGATTTGGAAGAAAGTAAAATTAGGAAAGGCAACACGACAAGCATGGGAAAAAGCCTTAAATAAATGGTTAAAAATGGAGTCGATATGATTTGTGAGTATTGTGGATGCGACCACATCCAAAAACGTGGCATAAGAAATGGTTTACAGCGAGTGGTGTGTAAGGATTGTGGAAAATGGAGTCAAGTTGTACCCATTACCAACGCATCCAAAGTCTTACTTTTCGATATAGAAACGACTCCTATGGAAGTTTATGTTTGGTCTTTGATTGGCAATAAATACATCCAACCCAATAACATTATACAAGACTGGAATGTTTTATCTTGGAGTGCCAAATGGTTATATGATTCAGAGGTTATATCTGACGTACAAACTCCACAGGAAGCTATTGAGCGTGATGATGAACGAATTATAAAATCACTATGGCATTTGATTGATGAAGCCGATATTCTAATCGCACACAATGGTGATAGGTTTGATATTAAAAAAATCAATACAAGATTCCACCTCAATGGATTGTTACCACCTTCACCTTATCAATCTATCGACACCTTGAAAGCGGTTAAACGTAGTTTTGCATTCTCATCAAATAAGCTAGATTATTTAGGTCAATTACTCACTAATAAAGGTAAGATTAGCACCAATTTCAAGCTGTGGACAGACTGCCTATTAGGTAAACGTCAAGCCTTAAATGAGATGTTAGCTTACAACGAAGAAGATGTTAGATTGCTTGAAGAAGTTTATCTTGAATTGAGAGCGTGGATTAAGTCTCATCCAAATCTTGGCATGGGTGGTGTTGGTGAATTATGTCCTACTTGTGGGAGTGATGATATACGTTATAATGGTGGGTATTATACCACAGCGGCTAACAGATATTTATCGTACAGATGTGGTGATTGTGGTTCATTATCAAGACGATTAGAAAGTGAATTATCGGTCGAAGATAGACGAGCCTTAATGAGAAGTTTACCAAGATGAAAAAAAGACTTGACAACCTATTTTCAAAGCTGTATCTTCACGTATGAAAAATAAACAAGAAACAGACATTACAACACAGGACTTCACTCAGGGTAGGTTTTTAGTGGTTTTTCCACATGATGCCGAACAAGATGAAATTGAATTTATTAGAAATAAATTATTCTCAATGCTAACCCGACATGGTTGTCAAGTGACCAAGAAAGACGATGAGTAAGGTTACTATGCACGAGCCAGTATGGAATGGTGGGAATCCCTACTTTTCCATTAGAACCGATAGAGTGGATAACCATCTATTCATAAGGTGTGATTACAAAGATAGATATGGCAACCCTAAATACCCTAATGCCTTTCATGGTTTTGGGGATGAAATTAAGGGGACTCAAATCTACAAAGAGAGATGGGGAAAGGCTTATCGGGTGTATTTGAGTGAATTAGAAGAAGTATTCTTTCACTTCACAATCGCATGGGACGGATATGATGGTAAGCACCAAGGTGAAATAACCCATATAAGAACAAGTTATGAAGATATGGTTGAATCAATAGATGAATACCTACAAGAATTGAGCAAAAGAGATGCGTATCTCGAATGTTGTTCGATGGAAGCTGGTTATCATGTGGTCGATCTGACCAACAAAGTAACCAATACACTAACTAAATAAGGAAAAAACATGGCATACATGAAATTTGAAAAAATAGATACTGATTATCTAATAACATTAACAGCCGAAAGACCGACACCACGAGAATCGCAATGGGGTGTGCAACAAGAATATTCCATTACATACGATAGTAAACCATATAGCTTGACAGCAAGTCCTGGACTTCATAAACAATTATCTCTCTATGGTGCTGGTTCATCCTTAAATGTCCGCAAAGAATCGTTTGGTGAAGGAAAAACCAAATTTGTGGTGGTTAGCAGGGGACAATCGAGTGATACTCTGAGTACACCTCAAGTATCTATGTCTTCTGATGCGAGAACGCACGACATCCATAAGCAAGTATGTTTAAAACTTGCTGTTGGGTTACTAAATCGTGAAGATAATAGTACGTTGAGTGGTGGTGAGTTAGTCGTTATTGAAGCTAATATGAAGAGTTTATTGTTGGTTCTTGAAGGGAAATCTGAAGAAAAAGCTGACGGGAAAACCGAAGCTAAATCTGACGAAGACCTACCCTTCTAATTGTGTCGGGGGTGGATGGACTTTTTTCAATCTCCTTTGTTGTTGTCCTGAAGCCCCCTATTCCTTATGAAAAAACCTAATATAAAAAAACTTGATAAAGCATGGGCTGAAAAAGTCCGAGAATACGGGTGCTGTGAAAACTGCGGTAAGACATCAAGACTTAATGCTCATCATTTCTACTCAAGGTCAATAAGATGTGTAAGATGGGATGTACTTAATGGATTCTGCCTATGTGTAGGATGCCATGTATTCTCATCACACTTTTCAGCACATAAAACACCTGCTGAATTTGTTGAATGGGCGATTGAGAAACGTGGGGATGAGTGGTACAACCAACTCAAACTTCGTAAAAATACTTTTCTTAAATATATAGATGCAGATGTTTCTGATATTTTAAGGACTATAGGAAATTATGATTTTACACGGTGATGTAACAGATAAACTTAAAGAGATTGAAACAGAGTCAGTTCAATGCGTTGTTACTTCGCCACCGTATTGGGGGTTAAGGGATTATGGAACTGCAAGTTGGGAAGGGGGTAATAAAGATTGTAACCATTTCGATGGAACTTTGCAATCTATGAAAACCACCTTACATCCAGAAACAAATCAAAACGATAAAAGAAATTTTACAGGGATGCCTTTCAAAGATGTTTGTGGAAAGTGTGGTGCTAAAAGAGTTGATAAACAATTAGGACTTGAAGAAACGCCCGAATTATATGTTGAAAATATGGTGAATGTTTTTAGAGAAATTAAGCGAGTATTGAAAGATGATGGAACTTGTTGGTTAAATCTTGGTGATAGTTATTATGGTGGGGGATGGAAGGGTGCATCTTTAAATAAAAATAGTGGCGATATACAGAAAGCACATAAAGGCACACATTGTGGGGAACAAATAAAACATGACCCAAAACACCCAATTATAAAAACGAAAGATTTAGTTGGTATCCCTTGGCGAGTTGCACTTGCGTTACAATCCGATGGGTGGTGGTTAAGACAGGATATCATCTGGCACAAACCCAATCCTATGCCTGAGAGTGTTACTGACAGGTGTACTAAGTCCCATGAATATATATTCCTGTTGAGCAAGTCTGCCAAGTATTTTTATGATAATGATGCTATTGCTGAACAATCTTTAGAGTATGGCAAAGACAAAAGAAGTGATTTAGGAAATATAAGATATGATGGAAAACGTACTTTAGATAAGAGTGGTAAAAACGGACAGGGTTCTTTTGTTACGATAAACCAAACAAGAAATAAACGTTCTGTGTGGACTATTAACACTCAACCTTACAAAGAAGCCCATTTTGCTGTATTTCCACCAAAGATTCCAGAATTATGTATTAAAGCAGGGAGCAAAGAAGGCGATACTGTTTTAGATCCATTTTTCGGAAGCGGAACAACAGGATGGGTAGCACAAAGACTTGGTAGAAAGTGGATTGGTATTGAATTAAATGCAGAATATATTAAGATTGCCAAACAAAGATTTATACAAAGAGAATTATTTACTTGACATTGCTAATTCAAGTGATTAATTTCATATAACAATAAGGAGTTAATTATGTGGCAATCAAAAGAATTACTGAATTTACAGGACATCCGAAACAATGTAAGTAAGATGTACAACCATACAGAATTAGAATCAGATGAGTGTTCGTCTGAATTTCTAAACGCTGAATTAAAGGCTATAAGCGAGTTAATTAACAGTTCGCTGTGTAGTATCGACCAAGAGTTAGATAGGCTCATTAAACGTGATTCTAAGGTCTTTAAAGACTATAGGTGTTCACATTGTGAGAGTGATAAGATATATGTATGTGAGCCATGTATGGTAGCTTGGTCTGATTCGATTGTCATTAAGGAGATAAAATGAATCAAGAACAATGGTTAAATCAGATAGTTCAGTTTGATGAATGGGGAAGACCTCCATCATTAGCAGATGTACCACTAAGATATGGGTCAAGGACTGAAATGTTTGAACTCAGGGAACTAAATAATGATGATATTAAAATGAAATATAAAGAATACTTACAAGAGTATCAAGGGGCAACGAAATGAGTAGCTACGATCAAGGTTATACTTGCATTGAGTGTGAACACTCGTATGACGATAGAGACGGTGATTTGGACGAAAGAATGTGTAATGAATGTATTGATACGATTTATGAACAAGAGAAAAAGGCAACTGTAGATATTGATCTGCACGGAAAAGAATCTAAGGAAATTCACGGCAAGATAATGGCAATTATGGAAAGATGTAATTTGTATGATTTACGAACTATATTTGAAACACTCGCTGAGATTGGGTTCAAGGTAAAGGCATGAAGTACGCTGATAGCTCACGAGTGGACGATAGGGTTGTTATATGTCCTGAATGTAATCGTGGGTATGAACATGGGATTGTAGGTTACTCAACGACCCGAACTTTGTGGGGTAATATATTCTATCCACCACACATGATTCCAGCTATTGGAAAAAAGAAAAAGGTTTGTG